CTATATGTTGTAATGTTTCTCCTGGTAATACCGTATGAGAACCCATTATATCGGATTCATTATAGAATATATGAGGAGATTCTAATTCCATAACACCATTAACTAGGTAACCATAAGCTCCATTATAGGGGGAAATGGTTTTCATCACAGATTCTATATTCATATCTTATATTTATATTTTGTAATACTACCTTTAGCATCCGAACTTATTATATCCTCCCAAGTAATATTTCTCGTACTTACTCGTTTAAAAGTTAGCTTTTGAACAGCCGTAGAAGGATATAAAAATCTAGTATGGATAGGCTTTCTCAATTTTGGTACTTTATCACGAGGATCAGTACGTTCAGCCGTAAGATAACTCATTAACCCCTCTAAACTTTGTAAATTATTCAAGGTATATGAAGCATCAGTTAAAATAAAATCGAATCCTTGAAACATCTGAGTAAGTTTAGTGTCACCTTCTCCCAAAACAATATTTAGTATGGGAGGCGAAGCTCCATAACCATCGGACTTAGACCAAGATTCCAATAACCTACATTTATGTAGTACTTCCATAAAATTAAAGGAATTGTTACAATACCAAGATATTTCAAAACTGATAGTATCCTCAGAACCTATGTATTGATAGAAGGGTGTATTCCTACCTAAACTTTTTAAAGTAGCCCATGAAGTTTCAGGCTTTACTTCAAATGTACTGGGAGTATTCTGAATGGGTATATATTCATAACCTACATCGCTTTTACTAGAAGTATTTAAAATATACATATAAGCATTATGACTCTCCTTTCGAGCTACATTAGAATTATAATCATACATAGCAGATTCTATATGATCTCCTTCAGTGATAATGCTGCCCATCAAAGTACCTGCAATGAATAGGTCATTCCGATCTGTAAATGGAGAGATACTCTCAACTATTCTTTCCTTTTCTTTAGTTTGCCTTTCAGATCTGTTCTCCTTGGTTTGCTTCTTTCCCATAGAAGCAATCTTTTTTAAACCATTGGATACATCATTAAAAGCCTTATTTACTCCTTCTGTTAATGGATCTTTTTGCTCATAATATAAAGCATGAGCTAACCTATCACGAGTAATCCTAGCTCTCCAGGGAGTAGTAATAGTGGTTAACCCATTAAAAGTATCTGTTATAACTTCCTGTGCACTTTCTAGAGCCCCACCATCTATAAGGGAACTGTGTTTATAAAATTCCCTTACAGATCTACCCACAACTGAACCACGATATTCATGTATATCTTGTCTAACAGAGCTAACTTCCTCTGCCAGTTTATTTAAAAACTTTGCCATAACCGTAAACTTTTAAACCATCCAAGGATCTCCTAAAGAATTAGCATCTACATTAAAAGTATCCCCATCCAAAAAACTTCCAATACCATAACCATTGAGAGAAAGATCCAATCTCATTTGAGCAGTATTATTACCATAGGTTTCTTTTATGGCTTTAACCAAAGCACTAAACCAAGCCGATTGATTTGGGGTGAGGTTTTTATCTACCATCTCTCGGTATTGTTGTTGACGTTCTAAACCCTCGCTTAAATTATCCAAAGACCAAGTTAATACTCCAATAGCTGCTGTTAAACCTAATCCCCAAGGTCCTCCAAACAAGCCCAATAATCCACTACCTACCGTTTTCAAACCATTAAGACTAGAAGTAAGAGCCCCCAAAGATCTAGCCCTAAAAGCAGTACCAGCACTTATACCGTTGGCTTGAAACTTTCTATAGTCCACAATAGTACCCTGAGCATCCATAATAGGACGTACAGCTACTTGTCCATGATATGCACCATTTTTGTATATACTCCTAGCCCTTTTAATAACTTGAGATCTGCTAAAATTAGCATACCTTCCATAAGAACTAGATGCCATAGTAGCAGTTGCTCCAGGACTTCCCGTAGGCATCCCCATACCCATTGGCATAAAGGGTGGCATACCAAAATAATGTTTATAGGGTCCAACACCAGCCCAAGTACCATTGGCATTCCTAAACATGGGACCCCCAGTAAGAGGATTAAATCCCGCAAACCTTAATCCGCTATTAAGGGTCATCATTTTAGTAAGTATCCCCTGTAATCTAAAATCGATAGTCTGTAAGGTATAATTTAACTGATTAAATATAGCTAATAGAATTTTAGTTTGATTTGCCCAGCCTGTAGTAGATACTGAAGCTTGAGCCATGTTCTTTTTGATGGGTAATATTCGTATACCCATCATCCTAAGGGAATTCCTTATTACCAAAAACCCTATACGGAGAAGATTAGCAGCAGTGCCGATAAGAGTAAGATTAGCGATAAATTTCCCAAAGCCAGTTTGCAAAATCCATTGTATACCATCTATGAGTTCGGTGAGCATATTTATAAAAGGAGTCATCACACTCATAGCTTCTCCAAAAGTAACTATCAAGTTCTCTATAGATGATTTAAATGCCTCTAATCTTCCCGCAGGAGTTTTTTGGAATTCCTCATTTACCTCGTTTACAATACCCTGATTCTGATCATATAAGTTCATTATCTGGAAATACTTACTTTGACCAGAGACAATATCATCCAACATAGCACTAATACCTCGAGAACCTCGAACCTGGAATATCTGATTCCAAGCCTGAGTCTTGTATATATCGGGTAAGGCTTGCATGTGCTGAGCCAAGGTAACAAGAATTTCATCGAAATTCTTCATGTTACCATTAGCATCGTAGAATGATTTAGCATCAAGACCCATTCTATATAACCAATCATTAGCCTTGGGTCTAGCACCTGAAGCCGAGAGTTGGAGATATCTCAACATATTACCTATAGCAGTACCAGCCATACTTCCTTGTATACCAGCATTTCCCAATACTCCAATAGCTGCAGATAATTGTCTAAGATTTAGACCAGCATTTTTAGCATCTGCCCCTGAGTATCTTATAGAATCCGCTAAGTCAGTAAGAGAAATATTTGCATTAGTAACTGCTGTATATAAATCATCTACTGTACTAGCAGTTTGAGACATGGGGATATTAAAGGTAGTCATGATATTAGTCATCATATCTGCTACTCCACCCTTACCACCAACGGGAGTTCCCAAAATAGTTGCTAATTGAGAAGCTGGACCGATCATTTGATTAATCTGATCAGTTTTAAAACCTGCCATAGATAAGTATCTCATAGCAGATGCTACGTCTGCAGCACTCAAGGGAGTTTGTTCGTTGATATCTTTAGCTAATTGCATCATCTCGGATTGTTGCTGAGCAGATGCTCCTGCTATCTTGGAAGTCATCCAAATCTCTCTTTGTACTCCAACTGAATAGTCATAAGCTTGATACATCCCTTGAAGCATCTGAGATAATTGGGATCCAATAGCTCCTGCCGTATTATTCGTAATTTGAGAATGGGCACTTAATTCTCCCATCAATCTACGATAATCATTAGCAACTACCTTAGCCGTATTAGAGAAATTATTCTGAAGAGATATGGCTACTCCCACATCTACTACTCCTGAACCAAATCTTGCCATATCTTAAAGGGTTTTTTGTAATTCTTCGTATTCTTTCTTTCGAGCCTCAGCTACTTGTTGGGAAATAAACACAAAATTCTTACGTACCCTACATGGGATACGTAAGAATGTGTAATAATCGATATTCAACTTTGCCTGACAACAAAGAAAATATTGTTCCTCTAAGCTTAGCTCATTAGCCCGAAAAAATCGGGATTCCCCAACAAACTATACAGTTCCTTAATATTAGGATCTCGGGGGTTTTCCAAAACTACTGTACCTGCAAATACGGGATCTACTTCAGAGATTATTTTTCGAAGCTCCTTCATATCTGCCATACTAAAACTTCGGAAGTTAGTTACCTTTTCCCAATTACCATTTACCTGAAGCCGAAGATTACGGGCCATCAGCTCGGCATTTCGAGTTCTTTTTTCTTCAGGTAATCTAAGTATATATTGTTCTGATGATGAAGTCATCACATCAAATTTTACTTCTTTACCTGAAGCTAGGGTATGGGTTATGCCCATAATCTTGGTTATATCACCATTAGGCATAAGAGGATAATAGGGAACTGCATCAGGTTTTGCATTTAATTCTTCATCGGTAGGAAATTCAGTATAATCCTCAAATACTAACTCTTTAAGATCCTGTTCAAAAGTAAAAGTACTTCCATCCTGGAAAGTATGATCGAACTCTAATTTACCTCCAAGTGAAAAAATATTATTCTGGATAAGGATACAATATTTATCTAATAGGGGCATATTTTTTGCATCCTCTAGAGTAAGTTTTCCACTTTTAGTATAGTTAGTATCAACTACTAATGATGCAACAAACTTGATAAGATTGGTGAGATCCCTTGCATCCTTAGGATTTGTAAGGATATCCTCATCCTCACCATTTTGTTCACGAATAACATACTTAAAACCTGAGGGAGCTATGAACTCCATAGTTCTAAAATTAAATTGTTTTTCCATTGTTTTGTTGTTTTTAGGTTGTTATAAAATGATTGATTTGCTAGACAGAAGAAAAGGGTGAGCTCGCAGTGACTACTGGAACCCACCCCATCCAACCTAAATCTAACAAATCAATTATGAAGACTAGTATCTATCTACAGTACCTACTGAAAATTCTATAGATTCTATGGTATTCTCTGATGCTTGACGATCCCATTCAAGACCAGTAATCTTGCAAGGCCATACCTCTTCATAATGATGCACATTAAGAACTGATACACCATCCTCAGCAAGATCCGAAACCTCTACTACTTCCCAATAATCAGAAGGAACCAATCCTCCACCAAGAATCATATCTTGGCAAGAAAAAAGCCAATCCCAAATCCAGGTATCTGATCCAGAAGTAGTAAGTAGTTTCTCTACAGTCATATTACCCACTGTTACACGACCCGCAGTCTTAACATCCCGGTTAATATCACCATGAGCAACCTGATCTATCTCAATATCCGGAGCAGTTACCTTTTGACAAAGATAAGCATTTATGGGGTGATTTGGGAAACTTATACTAAATAGGAATTTCTTCCTTGGGTTTTTAACTTTTGCTCCCATAACTAGATGATTTATTCGTTATCTGAATTAATGTTAACTGTCTGAGAAGCAGCATCTATAGTAATATTAATGATGATCTCTTGCATAGGAACTACGTCCTTATACTTAAGAACTACCTTATATTTACCTTGCCTTACATCTGCTTCATTATTAACGGTAAGATCGTTATAAGAAGTGGCATTCTGATCACCCATCCAAGTATATTCGGTCATAGCCTGCTGATCGATAAGGTTATCTAGAATAGGCTTAACTCTCAACCAAATATTCTTCCAAGTTCCCCAAGTGTTAGGCTCTTCAAGATAATTCTCCAATATAGGACGAAGTGTCTTCTTAAGGTAAAGATTAAGTCTAACTATAGAGAGGAACCTTTCGGAATCCTGTTTAATCTGTGAAGTAAATAGATGCCAAAGCATAGTCTGCTTCCCTGAAGAAGCCGTATCCTTAACAACTATCATATTCACATAATTCTGAGCCAAAATATTCAGATACTCATACTGGGAAGGTGAACCATAATTGGGACATACAGGACCATTTCCATCCCAAATAACCCCACGATTCATACCTGCAAATGATTTCCAAGGACCATAATTGGAAGCTGAAGTATCTCCTAATCCCATTATAGTACCTAAGATATCGCATCCCTGAAGTCTTCCAGAATCACTGTAGTACTTAATACCTCCCGCAAAGAAAGCAATATATTTGGAATTACCCACAGCTCCAAGAGTAGGAGTTACCCAAGCATTTATCTTTTCATAATCCTCCAGAGATTTGGGAACTTCAATATAATAGGTATATTCCTGTAGAGGTACTAATACATCGGCAATAGCTGCATGAATCTGACGGATTAGTTCATCATTTCTAACTCCAGATGGATCAAGCATGGCCTCATTGAGGAAAGAGCATCCTACCTGGTATACATCGGTATAATCCAAAAGGGTATTCACAGCTTTAACCCAACAATTGATGATAGTTTGGGTATCAGATATGCCACCCTCACCTGATATGGCAGGGGTTACCTCATACTGAGGGATAAAATAGTTGTTCTCTGTACCTTTGCTTATAATACTTATTGGGAGAGATTTATTGGTAGACTGATCCAATACCCTCAGATCACTAAGTATCTTTTCGAATTCTGCATCATCCTCAGGTTTGAGGTATACTGAATTATCTAAAGCATCACTAAGAGCTTGATAGTCTACTTGAGCAGGCAAATCTCTTGAGGGTCTTCCGAGTTGATCTGAACCTTCTACGGCATTTTTAAAACTAATAAGGGTATTAGTTTCTACAAGATCCTCAGAATTCAAATCATATATCTCATACTTAAGAGTACTTACCCCATTTTCAGAGGTATTACTCTTTAAAGATATTCGGAATTTATCACTCTCTTGTCCGATATATTTTATCTTAACATTAAGATTTTTACCATTTACAGCAAGTAGTTTCATGGAAGGACTAGACTCTCCTTTTTCTTCTAGGTTATCTAAGGTTCCATAGAAACCATACTGACCTTCTTCAGCTACTTGACCCAATACCTTTATGACCCTAAGTTTAGAACCTAATTCCAATGCTTTTTTAACATTGGATACGGTACCATCTGGGCATATCTCTTCACCGAATTCCCTTTGGAACTGGGCATAAGAGGTAATTACCTTAGAAGGATCATTAAATGGACCTTTAGTAGTTCTAGTCAGTATACATGATACTCCCATTAAGGGAGTTGTTTCCATCACATTATTGTTTTGGAAATTGAATTTTACATAAGGTGAAACTGACATATTGTTGTATTTTTAAAAGGTTATACCTATTTTAATTACAAATTAATGTATCGCAATATTACTCTGAGATATGTAGAGGTAACATATCATTTTCTTCTTTATCATATGTGCCTATTAAAGTAAGGATATCATTAATAGGAGCAATAGTTATCTCCTCATCCTGATATTCATTGAGAACTCCATCTACACAAGTATAATTATATACCTTCTCTAATAAGCCATGTTCTTTATCATCATAGTCATACCAATTAGCAATCTCAATATAGAGATTCCCTGAAGGTAGTACTTTTTGGTTTATCCATTCGTAGTAATTATTTAGATAAGGTCTAATATACCCTCTAGCAGGCAAAGCCCTATACATAATATTATGCAAGATTCGTAATTCTTGCATATTCTTAGCTACCAAATGGATATCTATGGATATATCCTTAGTTTCAAAGGGATACTCTATAAGATTGAACTGATTGCCTTGGTCTGCCTCTATACCAAATTTTTCCATTCCAATCATCCCAGGATAATAAGCATTGAGATTTACCGTTATCCTTGGAGCAATTTTTGCACCTCTGGCATGGTTATTACCTACACCAAATATACTAACAAAGTTCTCTATAGAGTTTTTATCGGCATTATATCTCTGCTCATTTTCAGGAGATGCTGGTAGGTAATCATCGGGATTAATAGTATAGCCCATTTTTACGGCTGTACTAAGAAGACTTACATAAAAGGTCCTCTCTACAATTTCTTCAGATTGTACCATAGTAGTTTCAATTAAAAGGGTAAATCATCAGGACCATCAGAATGAGGAATATAAGTAGAAGGTGTGGATTTAAAAGATACATCACTCCAAAAATCTCCCCAATTTCCTCGGTATCCTCTTTGCATCTCTTTTTCATAACCTATACCCTTGATGTTATATTTCTGATCGGATACCAACTTAGAACGAATCTGTTTCCTAATACCATTGATTATATCCTTCTTTAATCTGGCATTACCTCCTATTTGTTGAAAAGCCGGTCTCCACAAAGGTCGAGCTGGGATTTTAGGACCTCCATACTCTAAAATTTGAGCAATTTGCTTCATAGTCATACTATGACTACCCTTAATATTGCTAGGTCTTCTTAGTCCTTTTGGTAATCCCACTGCAATAGTATCCCTATAAAGATCCTCTACTATACGTATGGATTTTAAATAAAATCCCGTAAGATTTAATAATTTATGGGCTCCTAACCTTTTAACAGTTGAAGCTGCATGAGGTGGCCAAGAAACCCCCTTTGGAGGAATACCTGTTCTTATACATCTTCTTACTAACTGATGTAATTTTCTTGCAAACTTACGAGCTCCCAAGAAGGATCCCATATATATCTCTCCAGGAAATTCATCCAGAAAAGCTTGAACTTTCCTAGCTCTACCATCATCCACTTTAATAAAAAAGTTCATAGAACCCTGAAAATCCTCTCCTTTCATAGGGAGAATTTTCCAAGGTTCTGAACGTATGGTTACATTAGGTATTCTTGCCATAGTTAATGATCTATATAATCATAAGTTTCTCCTAAATAAATATCTGAAATAGAATAATCAGGTAGTACCATAATGCCAGTAGCATATTGATATGTGCCGTTTACTACCGGTTGTAAATAACACAAAGTTTCATCATTGTAATATATTCGAGGTTTATCAGAAGAACTACTAATTGGTACACATATTAAATAAAGTGAAGCTCTACATTCTGCTGCCGTACCTGGCAAATCCATAATCTTATATACCGTAGCCGAAGAAGGTAAGGTAGGTATAGAATCATTCCTAACTTCATTTACCCAGTTCTTAGTAGTATTTAATATACCTCCCAACTTCTTGTGATCCTCACCACTCATAACACCATCGGAGGTATCAGATGCTTTAGGTAAAGATACATAAAATCCATTAGAATCCTGGTATATATGACATCCTTCAAACCTAATACAAGATTGGGTAGGTATAGTATTACCACCTCCTGTAATACCTCCCTGAGCAAAGAATATAGCAGGAGTTCCACCTAATCCTACACTACTTCCCGTAAAAGTAAGTTTGTTAGCATTAGCTCCGGAAGTCCAACTTGCCATACTAAGTTTAGCATTTACTATCCTAGTATTTGTAAGATCTACATTAGTTTGTACAACCTCGATTTGATTACTTAATTCAGTTTTCTTGGCATAGGTAGCTTCAGCATTGGTATGTTCGAGTGCAAGATTAT